TTATGAGTTCATTAATTCTAAATTGATTATCAATTGCCATTTATTATTTCTCTATTGTGAAAGTTAAATCCTTATCTTCGAAATATTCGATTACACCATTTCTATCTACTTTAATTTCAATATAATAATCTCGTTGATATTCCCAATTTGTTAAATCGAGTTTAAAGAAGTTACCATTTGAATCACACGAAACTTTTGTATAATCTCCAAACGGTACAATCACATCTTCTGTTACTATATCTTTTATTTGGTAATAAGTAGATGATGGTAAATATTTTACATCTGTGTAAGAGTATTGATTGGTGTATGTTTTGAGAGGATACTTCTCTCTACCGAAAACTCTGATTTCAGGTTTACTTCCACGCTTGTATCTGGTCTTTAATCTTTTGAATGTTACATGAATATCATCAGCGGTAAGTTCTGTTAAAGAGCCAGTAGAGAACGAAGAATCATCCCAACCAATTCTTAATTTAGGTTGGTAAATAGTATTTGTTTCTTTTGAAAAGAATTTTAATTGACCATAATCATCTGTATCATTTTCTACTGCAGAATCGTGTTTTAAAATCCAACCTTCATTTGGAATTGAACCACTTAACCAAGTATTCATTGGTTCTAATACATCCATTTCAATATCAGATGTTTCGTATGAGAATGATTGTGTTGCAACCGAACCAGTGTACCAAACACCACCCTTACCATTGAATGAACCAGAAGTTCCTTCGGCGAAATCATTACCCAACCAATTGTCAGTTGTTGTTCTTTTATTCCAAGAAACTCCATCTGTTGTAATATCATCAAAGCGAGTTCCAATTCCCATATCCCATGATTGAGAAACTTGATATGCATAAATTGTATAATCCAACGGAATTTCACTTGATTCACACTCTCGAAGGATTAATTCGGCAGATGACATGGTTACCTCACCACTTGTAATTAAAGTTGATAATTGAGTTGTATCAAATTTAATAAGTGAATGAGCAACATCTTTTAAGTTTCCATAATAAGTTTTAGAAACTTCTAAGATTTCATCCAAGCCAGTATTCTGAGTTGGTTGTTGTAAGTAAATCGTTGCATCTTTGGATGCTGTTACAAAGTGATACATTATACAACCCTCCCCTTTATGTCCTTATCAGGAAATTTTAATTCAAATACCGATGGGTCAAGTGATGGGTAAACTAATTTGTTTTTAGTTGCCGCTGAAATATTATATTTAACATTTGAATAATTTCCACCACATTTATTAGTAACGTCACATTTTGGAACAGATTGTACTCCCTCAACTCCAGCAATTACCAATTCTAATTCAGATAAATTTATAGGTGTATTGAATCCCCAATTATTAATATTAAAAAATTGTTTTATTTCTCTTATACAAGAGGTCATTACTTGTCTATTATTATATCCACTATACACTCTTATTTCAAAATCAACTCCAATATTTATTATGAATCCATCTAAAATATTTAGTCCATCAGTTAAAAGTCTATACTCACCTAAATAAGTTTTTACGTTTTCTTTAACTGCTCTGTTTAGATTAGTTAATTTGTTATTATTATCATATCCAAGTAGATATAAATTGATAGCAAATGGGTTATTTTTTTCATCTAAGTTAGATTTTTTACCAACTAAAAATTTATTTATTTCTTCTTGTATTTGTGATTCTGATAAGTCTTTTTCTTTTAAAGAAATAACCAAATCAGAAAATTGTTGTAGGGATTGTGGATTTGATAATATTGAGGAAGGAGAATTATTATCCAACTCCCCATCAGGTGCACAATATGCCTTTGCAACACCACCATATTTTCCAGGTAAAGACAGTACTCTTACTTGATAATCTTTACGAGTTACCGCTCTATTTTGAGAACCAAACATTGCTAATGAATTCTCTCGTATCTCATTTATAGTTTCAGGACCTCTCCCACCTGTTGCTGGAATTTCGTTGTCTACTGCAACCGAGGATTTGCAAAATTTATATAAACTCAATTCACTTGGTGTGAATATACCGTCATCATCATCATAAGAAATTGATTCTATTTTAACAAGTTGTCCTTTGGATACATTTGAATCAATCCCACCACCAACTAAATATGAAATTGTCATAGTTCCACTTGGGGATTGACCATATGATTTTGTTTTTAAAAAGTTTGATGGGTCAAATGAGTCATTTAATCTATCAATAGAAGAATTCAATCCCAAACCAACATTTTTAAAATTAGGTATTAAAGTTTCATCATCAGAAGCGGTTCCTCCTCCAAATACTATTGATGTTGTATTATCAGGATTTATTTGTTTTACAAATCTTCTTGAAGTCTTTAATACTTTTAATATGTTTGAAACAGAATCTTTAAATTGAGATAAGTCTTTGTCATATTGTTCTGTATTTGGATAATCTATATAAACCGATTCTTGTGCAAGATAAGGAACTTCATACCACTTGTTTCCATTTGAATCTCTAACATCATGAATGTTGATTATATTAGTTTCACCAAGAGTGAATGTTTGAAATGAATCAGAAGCGTTTGCAGTAACTTCTACTGTTTTTAAAAGACCAGACAAAGCTTTAACCTGTTTTTTTACAAGATAGAATTCAGGTTTTCCATTTTCATCTCTTTGATAAATTGAAATTTCTCTATCATAAGATTCATTAAAATCAACCAATTCAGAAGTCCTAAATGTGACTCCACTTTCAGTTGATTCTACCAACATACCTTCTTTTATTCTCAAGTAAAATCTACTATCAGGTTCGTATTCTGTATTTTGACCACTTTTAAGTTTACTTGGTACCAGTTGATATACAGAAATAGTTGTAATCGCTGGTGATGTAACTTTTGGTTTATATCCCATTATGTTTGATAAGGCCACTATGTTCTCCCTATCAGTTGCGGTTGTTATAAAAGATTCTTTTAAAGTATCATCTATATAATAAGAAAGTACATCACCTAAGTAAGATGCCATTTCTATAAACATCATACCTGGTGATGATTCATTAAAATCTGTATATGTTTGTGGGAAATACGTTTTGGCGTATTCAACAAGATTATCTCTAAATTGATTAAAATCTTTATTAAGATAATTTATATTTCTACCACTTGTATTATTTCTTGCGTTTAAAGCCATTTTTTACCCCTGAAACGTTATTCCTAATGTACTTATTTGTTCGTCTGTTCCAACCTTAAAAGAAACCTCTAAACCAACTTGGTTTTTATCTTTCATTTCATCAGTCGCTTCTATTGTTATTTCATCAATAGTAATATAAGGTAACCAAAAACTAACACTATCAGTTAGTGTAGTTTGTATATTTGTTTCAAAATCTTCATCAATTTGACCAAATAAAAGTTCGTGTAATCCTGTTCCAAATTCAGGTTGCATTACTCTCTCACCTTGTCTTGTTAGTAACAAATTACGAAGATTTGATTTAGCAGCTTCAAATGAAGTAAATGTTTGTTCAAACATAACATTACCTCTTTTTGTTGGCGATGAAATGCCATATGCATAAGAGTCAAACTCTTCTGTATCTAATACAACTTTTCTACCTAACTCGTAAGCCACTTATTATCCTCCACATTGGCACTTCCCACATCCACATTCACCATAAGCCTTTTTCTTTAAACTTTTGGTAAGTGTAAATACAGAAACACCTAACATTACTAATATGATTAAACCTTCAATCATTATCTTTTAAATCTTTTAACTAATTCAGAGTTATCTCTGTTTAAAACTCTATCTAAAGCTGGTAATCCTGTCTGAACACCCAATCCACTTTTTTTAGCTCCACCACTTGTTTGTAGGTCACCATAACCCATTTGTGATGCCATTGAAGCTCTCATTCCATCTAAACCAGCTCCTGCTCCTCCTTGAGTAAACTCAACTGTTTTATCCATACTTTCATTTACTGGTTGAAATGAATCTAATACAGATTTAACTTGTGTTCCACCCGCTCTTTGTTCTTTAGTGAATGGTTTTGTTTGATTTAGAACTTCATTTAACGCTTCATTTTTAGTGAATTGTCTTTTTGGTTGTTCTTGTCTTTCATTTTGTAATACTTGATTTGCCACTTCAAAGGGGTCTACTTCTTCACTCACCACATTTGTTGGTGTGGTTTTTTTCAAAGTTTTCATTTTACCTTTAACGGCTTCATCAAGTATTGCTGGAAATTGTTCTTTAAGAAACTTTTCATGTTTCTTTGCTACTTCAACTTCCACTAGTGCTTTTATTACTTTTATAAGTTGTTTGTTATCCATTTTGTAAAATTTCCTTTTATCTTAATATAAATATATCTTTGTTAGTTTTATGGTAATTGATATCCAGTCAGAGTTACAACACCAGGAGATGGTGGTAATAATGGAAAACCAGGATATAATGATGTTGTAGATACAATTGCTTGAACTGTTGTTAGGTGTGTTGTTGCATATGCAATAAATAAATCTAAAAATTTACCACTATCATCTGTTGGGAATTCTGGTGGTGTTTCTGGCCAAGTACCCGCATTAGAAACCACTGCCGTTGTTGCTGCTATATTTTGAAATGAACCTACGGCTGGAATCGATGGTGGTATTAATTGTAAGGTTGCTCCACCCCAATATCCCAATACTGCCTTACCTAAATCTTTTATGAAAGTATGTCTATCTTTTTTAGTCAATGCTATTGAACAAGCAAGAACTACCATAGTTTCCATTAACTCTTTATTTCCTTTTTGAATTGGAAGAGGAAACCCACCAAAACCACGAGTAACAACAGAACCAGTAATCATTGCAGAATCATATGCCTGAGTAAATTGTTTGGCAAAATCTTCTTTGGATTTTACTCCATTCGGATTACTCATATAAGCATTCATAATGGATTTAAAACTATTCCAAGACATCTTTTACTCCGTAAAGTTTAAAGTTGATAGAGCATCTCTAAGTTTAGATTTAATATCATTAAAGGTTGCTCTGTTATTCGGTCCTAATGCCGTTGGTCCTGATGGTGTATTGAAAGTTTGTTGATTTATTGCATCTATAAGTTGAGTAAGTAAATCTACAAGAGTGTTACCTCTAACAATCGCTTCATTGGTATTATCAGTATTAAGTAAGATATTGCCATTACCTGTATTTACTGAAAAATTCCCATTGTTTCTATCAGTAGTAATATTTACATCATCACCAAAATCTAAATCAGCACCACCATTACCATTATCTATCGTAAACTTACCATCTGATATAAATCCATAATTTCCTTTTGAGAAGAAAATCATCTCTTGTGATTTAGCAGATAAGATAATTCTTTCAGATGATAACAACATTTGGTCAAATCCTGTATATTCTTGTGGTAATTCAAAGTTAATTGGATTTGTTTCAAAATCAGACGAACCACCATCATCAACAGTGCCAGGTTGAAAATCGATTTTATATTTGTTAGATGAAAGTAATATCGTTGAACCATCTTTATTTACATCTTCTTCAACAGAATCAAATCTTTTTAATTTAGATAAACTTTCAGAGTTTTGTCTATTTCTTATTATAATAGTTGGTGACAATTCTTCATCTTGATTATTGTATCCACTAAATCTAATAGATTGTCCAAATCTAGATTCAATTATTTTATCACCTTCATATTTTAATAATCTATTTACTTGGGTAGGTTCAAAATACTTACCTATTTTTTCATCATTATCTGTTGCAGATGATTTTGAAGTACCAGTAGAGGAGGTTGATGAATAGTCACCAGATGGAGATTCTTTTTCATCTGCCTTAAAACTTCTTGTTGTTTTCCCTTCAAATGCATTTCCAACATTTAAGTCGGTTGAATTTAATCGTTTGTAATATAAACTATTTCCTAACTTTATTAACTCAACTTCTTCATTTTTTAAAGGAAGGTCCTCGTCTGTATTAAAAGGGGGAATTGGTTCTCCTGTATATTTAAAAGAAGATTCTAAACTTTTAGTTTTTTTAACAAGAACACATCCAACAAATCTAGTATCTTTACTAGTGGAAAAATTATCAGTATCATTTATTGATAAGTCAGGAGAAGTATCATCATCTAATATAACATCTATAACTATTCCAGTTACACTACTAGTTCTGCTCTTTTTATTTGTTGATTTATTTTTATAGGACTGTACTAATATTTCTTTTGCCATGTTACTTACCTACCTTTTGTTTTAATTCTTCTATTTCGTTTGTAAGTTCATCAACCTTTAAATCTTGTTCATCGGCCACTTCTGCGATGGTTTCATCTAATTGTTTTAGAAGTTGTTCTTTTTCTTCATCAGAAAGGAATCCACTATCTCCTTCTGCTTT